TCTCTTACAGAAATTGATGAAGGCAGTGGGTTTAGTAATTTTATTAATATCTCATGTTTAGAAGGATTAGAGTTTAATAATATATTTACCCCCAAAGGATTTATATTTTCCCCAAAATTTAAAACAAAATCTTTAAAGTATAAAGAACTTTCAATTTCTGCTATAAAACTTCTTACAGCAGTATCAAGTGTTTGATTATTAATATTATTAGCTATCGCTCTTATCTCTCTTTTAGTTGAAGATATTTCAGTTATTGTAAAAGAAGGAGATGCAACATTGAATATTTTTCTTCTTTGAATATTAAACGCTAATCTATATTTACCTGTAGTGTAACCATACGATCTTAAAACTTCTACAGGATCCATATTAATCTCAGAAGTTAAAGATTGGAGATCCGTTGAATCAGATGAAATAGTATATTGAGTGAAATTTTGTTCGGAAAATAATTTTTGATTACTTGTATTATAGATATGTAATTCTATATAATCTTCTGGTTTACCAAACTTTCTTGATATATCTCTTGATGTAACTTGATCATTTAAAATCAGTTTTTTTTCTGTTGATATGTTAGTTATTTCTGCCATTATCTTACTGATCTATTTTGTGATGGTGCTTGTGATATATTACGTATATTTGCATTAGGTCTAAGATCTTGTACCCGAGCTTGTCCTATATTTATTACTGCTTCTTTGTCTTCTAATATAGCTTGTAATTCAACTAGTTGACCAGCGTTTACTCTTACATTTTGTAAAGCAGTCCTAGTTTCTATAAAGTTTGTTTGTTGTACTGGGACTATTTCTTCAAAATCACTTAAATCTGAAAGGGAATTTATGGTTTTTCCTATTCCTATTTCATTTGGTGTAGAGGCGTCTACTTCTGTGTATGGTCTAGGGGTAGCATCTGGATCTAATCCTTGTGCTTTAGCCATAGTTCTATAAACAGCTTCTTTGGATATAGGTCTTGCTTTTCCATTTTGCATAAAGAAAATAGAAGTATTAGGAGTACGTAAAAAAGTTCCATTTCTAAAAAATGGGTGTTCTTTAGTATCATTAACTTGGGCTAGTTGTTCTTCTAATTCTATAATTCTATCTAAAAGATTATCTATTTGTTCATCTTTTGGATCAATAAAATCTTGAACGTAATCTGTGCTTTGGACTATTAAAGTAGTATGTGATTGGTCTCCTTCTTTTGGTATATCATAAAATAATTCATTATATAGTTGAAAAAGTTTTTCAACATTAATTGGATCTTTTGATTTTAATAATTCAGAAAAAGAACGATCAATTACATCATTAGCTGATTTAGCTCCATAAACCTTTTTATTTATTTTTACATTTTCTTGAGCCATTATCTAACTACTTTAAAGTGATATTTGTTATCGTATATAGTTGTTCCTTCGTTATTTGTATGTTTAAATAGAACTCTATAATATCTTTCAGGTTGTAAACCATTCATAAATATTTTAAAGTACATTCCTTCACTATCAGCACTTAATTTTGTAAAATTATCGTCAAAAGGAATAATTTCTTCTTCTGTGTGCGCATCTCTTATACTATAGTAAGAAGCTGTAGTAAAATATCCAGGATTTAAATAGTTTGAAGAAGAAGCAAATTGTCTAACAGGATATTTATCTCTTACATGGATTCTAAAAAATGCTTCATCATTTTGGTTATATAATTCTTTATTTCTGTATAGTGAAACACTTAAATCTCCTGTTGTTTTTGAACTACCTGTGTACGCAGCTGGAAAAGAAGAATCATCCCATTTAAAAGTTAATCTTGGTGGATAAATTGTATGTGTATCTACTGAAAAATATTTCATTTCACCAAAACTACTAGATGTGTCTTGTTCTGTAGATTCAGGTGCTTTAATTATAAATCCATTATTTTCTATACCATTTGGATATGTTTGGCTTGCAAATAAACTTGCACTAAATTTTTGTACTATTGATGTAACATCAATATCTGTGTCTAAATTATCTCCACGTAAAAATTGTTGAGTACCTTGAAAATTACTGCCAGTATACCAAACGCCACCACCCTCGGTGATTCCGACAGCATCTATTGAACCTGTTGATCCATCTCCAAAACTAGCTGTTGTCCATTTTGTAGCTGAAGTACTATTATCTCTATATATCCAACTAGTTCCATCTGAACCTGATGGTTTATTTGAAAATCTTCCTGTTCCTTCATTCCATGATTGTGAAACAGCATATGCTTCTAAATCTAATATAGACGATAAATTTTTATGTTCTGTAGATAGTAATTGAAGAGAAGAAGAAAATGATGATGCCCCAATTTTACTTTCTATAACTGATTGGATTTCTGAGTCTTTAAATTTGATTAAAACCCTTGATGGGTAATATCTTTGATCTGAACTTCCTTTTTCTTTTACAATTTCAAGAATTTCATCACCACCAGTATTCATTGTAGTTCTATCTGGGTGACTATATATTGTAGCGTCCTTTTCTGGAAATAAAAAATAATATGCCATATTAGTATGTTGTTACTCTTCCTTTAATATCTGTGTTTGGGTATTTTAACTCAAAAATACTTGGATCTAATGAAGGATATACTACTCTATTTTTAGTTGCTTGTATAAAATCATATTTGTATTGTGAATATCCTAATGCTGTTCCACTTTTATTGGTTAATTCTATTTTTTCTACTGTTTGTACTCCTTTAACTCCCCCTATTAGGTTTTCAATTTCTGAGATTATAATAGGTTGATTTACTTGCCATTTATCTACATTAAAATAATCTTGAAGTTCTGATATACATTCTAATATAACTTCTTCATTATTATAATTTTTAAATGCAGTGATTTCAAAATCAAGAGAAAAATTAATTACAAAGGCATTTTTAATATTAATAGAATCAGTTAGCATTCTATATTGCTCTAAGTATGTAGAAAGATTTGTCTTAGTAGCTGTGTTTAAAGTTGTTAAATTTTTATTTGAATCATATCCTAATGTATATAAATTTAAAGCTAAAGGATTAGGAATACGATTTGGTTCTGTTGTTAAAGGTGAAATTTGATCATCTTGGGTGATATAAGCTTTAGCTACTCTACCAAAACGGGAGGGCATTGATAAAGTTCTAACTAAATAGTCATCTTTAGTTACAGTTCTTTGTTGTGCACCAAAATTAGCTATTGTATTTTGTCTTATTTCTTCTACTGAATCACCTGCTCCTCCACCTTTTGCGGCTTCTGGGTTTGTAGATGATACTGAACTTTTTATAAAATTCAACATTGAACCATTTAAATTAGGTTTATTAACCGTAGTTATGGTTCCTATTTTTGTAATTGTATTTGAATTTACATTAGACTCTAAACCACCACCTGTAACGTATGTTACAGTTAATGTTGTGTTTGCTGGTACTTGTCCGTATGCTTTAGTGTATAAAAAGTTTGATGGGTCATATGCTACATCTAATTTGTTTCTTCCATCCTTAATTCCTAAACCAATATTATCTGGATTTGGTATAATATCTTCATCAGCTTTATCACTTATACCAGACCCAAATTGTATTTCAAGTTGATTATTAGCTTTAAATCTAGTTATAAATCTACGTGGGGTTCTTTTTACTTTTAATAAGTAAGGTGATTGTTGATTAAATCCATATAATTCAGGATCATTAGCTGCTGTATTTTCTATTTCTTCAAAAACAGTATCTTGGGCTAAATAAGGTACTTCAGTCCAATTATTACCTTCAGAGTCTATAATTGATTCTATAGAAATAACATTTGTATCAAATAATGTTAATGTTTTAAACCTTTCAGCAGCACCAACAGAAAATGTTTGTGTTTTAGTTTCTCCCGATATAGCTTTAACTGATTTTTTTAGTAAGTAATATTCAGGATTATTTGAACCATCAAATTGATATATACTTACTGTTGTAGGGTCAAATGAAGATGAAAAACCAAAACTTACTTTTCTATCTGTATAAAATTTAGGACCCTCGGTTGATTCAAAAATAGAGTTAGCTTCTATATCTAATGCATAATCAAAATCGGGTTTATAATCTCCACTTACTAAAATAGAGGGTACTAATTGGAATAAATCTAGATCAACCGATGCTGCTGTTGTTACTTTGGGTTTATAACCCATAGCATAAGCTAAATTATATAAATTTTCTTTTTCTTGTGCAAGTGTTAAAAATGATTCTCTTAATTGTGTATCTGTATAAAAAGATAAAACATCACCAACATATGATGCCATTTCTAAAAACATCATGCCTGGGTTACCTTCACTAAAATCGTTAAAATTATTTGGAAAATATACTTCAGCAAATTCTATTAACTGGTTTTTAAAAGAATTATAATCCTTATTTAGGTATTTAACGTCTTTATCTTGTGTTTTATTTGATACTTTATTGTAAGCCATTAGTTAAAGTTTAATTGTATAGCATCATTAGTTCCATCTAAATTAAATCTATATGATATTGTTATAAATAATTTATGTTCGTCATCTTCAAATTTTACAGATGTATCTATTAAAGATATTTCGGGGATATAAAAAACTATTTGATTATTAATTCTTTCATTTAGTTCATCTGTATTTATACCTTGTTCAAATAATAATTTTTTTAGACCTACACCAAAGTTAGGTTCGTTAACTCTTTCACCCGCTTCTGTAAGTAATAAGTTTATTAAGTTGCTTTTTACTTGTTCTTTTACTGTTTGGGTTCCTTTAAAAATATTAACGTCATCTAAAGGAAACGCTACCCCTATCCTAACATTTTTGTTAGAATCTAAAGGATTTATTCTTCGTACTCCTTGAATTAATGGCATTTATTATAGTCCTTTTTTCTTATTAATTGCTTTCATTAAACCACTATAATCTCTTGTAACAGCATTAGCTACTTCTGTAGGCATACCTGTTGTGTCCATTGGTAGTGGTGCGCCTGTAGCAAAAGGTTGGGCTAAACTTACAGGTGCTTGGGCAGTTTGAGTATTTGTATCACCCATTGCTGTTTCATTTAATAAATCGTTTAGTGTACTATCACCTACAAAATTTTGTTTTTTGATAGGTTTTTTACCCATAATTTTTTCTTTTAAAGATGATTGTTGTGGTACTTCAACCATTCTTTCAGTATGTTCTACTATTGATGGTTTAAGTTCATCACGTAAATCTTCTTTAAGTGATTTAATTTCTCTACGTAACGCATAATCGATTTCTTCTCTAACTACTTTTCTAATTAGATTTTCAAAAGTTTTTGCTTTCATGTTGTTAATTGTTGTTTGTTAATAAATATAAATAAATTCTAGATTTTAAAACGTCTATATCCAATTTGTTGGAAGTTAGCGTTATATATTTTTTCTATTACCTCATCTTTTCCTTGAAGCTGTAATTCATTGATGATTCCTGTGTATAAATTACCTAAATTATCTAAGGTATTTTGGTTAAGTGTTCCATCAGGATTTATTAATTCTGATTCTGATAAATTACCTTCAACAATATTACCTTCAGAATCTGTTATTTCATCTCCCCCTATATTACATTTTTGTAAATATTGTAGGTATGATAATTCTAATANTGTTAATAAAAAATNAATGAAACTAATTAAAGCTACTAACGCAGCTATAGCTGCTGGTACTATGACTAACACAGCTAATGCTTTTTTACTATATTTTAATATTGATTTACCTAATGCTTTGATAGCACTATCAAAAAATTTTATTTTTACCCTAGCTTTATCTATTAAATCTAATAATTTAGGGATGGGTGCACCTGGTATAGCTAATGAAGCTGTTAAAGCTATTATAAGTACTTTAGCTATT